CTGAGAATCATAACCAAGGGTTTACTCCTGCCAACGTACAACTAGCTATTAAGAACTTAGCTGACAGCCCTACCGAAGATGCTAAAGCTGTTCTTACTAAAGCACTTGGTGATAAGACTCTAGCAGAAAAGTTCATTTCTAAGACTGGTGCATATCCTGCTCTACGTGGTGTATTAGAGTCAAAAGAGATGGCTGAAGACGGTTATCGTAAAGCATTCAAGAAGTACACACAAACAGGTGGCGAAGCCTATGCTAATGCAACAATGGTACGTGGTGACATGAATGAAGCTCAACTCCGTCCTCGTCCCGCACGAGAAGACATTGCAGCTCAAGGCTTTGATGTGAACGAACTACTTCCTTCAACCTTCCAACGAGTAAACGCAGATGCATTGAGACAAGTACAATATACTAATCCAATGGAATCCTCTATTCAATCTTCTATCCCACAAGGACTATAAAACATGGCAGAGAACTATTCTGACGATAAAGAATACGAAGTATCAGAGTCTGATAAAGAACTAACTGGCTTTGTTACGCACCACACAGACTTATGGAGAAACCATAGAGACGTAAACTACACAACTCAGTGGGAAGAATACGAGCGTTTATGGCGAGGTATTTGGGCTGCTGAAGATAAGATGCGTGACTCAGAGAGATCACGTATTATTACTCCTGCATTGCAACAAGCTATCGAATCTAAGCAAGCTGAGATCAGTGAAGCAGTGTTTGGTCGTGGTGAGTTCTTCGATATCGTTGATGATAGACAAGACCAAGACAAATCAGACGTAGTTCTTATTCGTAATCAGATGCACGAAGACTTTAAGATGACTAAAGTCAAGCGTTCTATCGATGAGATTGTACTATTAGCTGAGTTATATGGTACTGGTATCGGTGAGATTGTCATCGAAGAGAAGAAAGTACTAGCTCCTGCTACTCAACCTATCGATGGTACAGACGTTGCAGCTATCGGTGTACGTGAAACTAAGAAGTTCTTAGTCGGTTTAAATCCGATTAACCCTAGAAATTTCTTAATTGAACCTAATGCACGTAGCGTAGAAGACTCAATGGGTGTAGCGGTAGAAGAATACATGTCTTTCCATCAGATTATTAAGGGTATGGAAGACGGAGTATACCGTAAATGCAAGATTTCACCTAGCTATGACAGCTCAGACCTAGAGCCAGTACAAGAAGAGTCTAACTTTATCGATAACAAAGTACCAGTTATCCGTTACTATGGCTTAGTTCCTCGTGAATACATTGAAGAATTAGAGAATGAAGAAGGCGAAGTAGTTGATTTGTTCCCTGAAGACTCAGCAGCAGACGATTATTCTGACTTAGTTGAGGCTATTGTAGTGATTGCTGATGGTCAACACCTACTTAAGGCTGAGAGATCACCTTATATGATGAATGATAGACCAGTTGTTGCCTATCAAGCTGACTCTATGCCCGGTAGATTCTGGGGTAGAGGCACTGCAGAGAAGGGTTACAACATGCAGAAGGCTATGGACGCACAGGTTCGTGCTCACTTAGACTCTTTAGCGTTGACTACTGCTCCAATGATGGCTATGGATGCTACTCGTCTACCTCGTGGTGCTAAGTATGAAGTAAAAGCAGGTAAGAACTTCTTGGTTAACGGTAATCCGTCAGAGATTATGATGCCATTTAAGTTCGGTGCTACAGATCCGGGCAACCTAACTACAGCAAATGCCTTCCAAGCCATGTTATTACAGGCTACAGGCACTCTTGATAGTAGCTCTATGCCCTCCCAAGTAGCAGGTGGAGAAGCGTCAGGAGCAGGGCTCTCAATGGCTCTATCAGGCTTAATGAAGAAGAGCAAGAGAACGCTTATTCACTTCCAAGAAGACTTCCTTATTCCGTTTATCAACAAAGCTGCTTGGAGATTCATGCAGTTTGACCCTGATCGTTACCCAGTTACGGACGTAGAGTTTCTACCTATCTCAACTATGGGTATGGTAGCTCGTGAATACGAACAACAACAGATGATTGGCTTGATGCAGACCCTAGGTAACAGCCCTATCACCCCTGTATTGTTACAAGGTATCATCCAATCCTCTAGCTTGGCTAACCGTGAAGAGATTGTAGCTACCCTACAGCAGATGTCACAGCCTGATCCTATGGCTCAACAGATGGCTCAGTTGGAAATGCAGATCAAACAAGCTCAGTTGCAAGAGACTCAGGCTAAAGCAGCTAAGGCTCAAGCAGAAGCTCAGAAAGCAGCGACTGAAGCACAGTTAATGCCGATGGAAGCTGAAGCACGTATGATTGGTAACATCTCTCGTGGTGCTCGTGATAGTGATGACTTCGAAAAACGTGCCAAGATTGCTGAATTGGCTCTCAAAGAAGCTGATATTCAATCTAATGAGAAGATTGCCACTATGCAGATGGCAACAAAAATGCAATAAGTACTTGACAAATGGAGAAAAGTGTGTTATAATATTATATATTATATCATTAACTCATCTCCAAGTCAAGGAAAAAGATGAAAAAAGAAATACAAAAGTATTACGAAGACAGATTCTCTATGATGGCTACCCAAGGGTGGAAAGACTTCGTAGAAGATGTTGAAACAATGTTAGTAGCTACTGACAATCTAGGTGGTATCAGTACCGTAGAACAACTTCATTTCCGTAAGGGTGAAGTCTCTGTGATGCACTGGATCAAAAACCTCAGAGATGCTAGTGGTGAAGTATACGAGCGACTACAAGAGGAAGAAGACGATGCCTCGTAGGATGTTCGATTTTAAATGCAAAGATTTACATACAACTGAAGCCTTCGTTGAAATAGACACAAAAGAAATCGGTTGTAGTAAGTGTGGCGAGATAGCGACTCGCATTCTTTCCCCTACTGGGATCTATCTAGAACCCTTTAGTGGAGATCATCCATCGAGTTATGATCGGTGGAATCGAGTGAGAGCTGAGAAGCTTGCACAGGAAAGAAAACAAAACGCTAACAACGGTTCGTAAAGGTGTTACGTCCACCTGAATCATTTTTAAAATCCTAAAATCGCAGAGCGACAGGAGGCATGATGGCTGAATTTATTGAGCAGCAAGAAGAGGGAAACCTCGAAGACTTTAATCAACAACTAGATACTGGTACTACAGATCCTACTGAATACGTAGAGAACTCTCAAGAACCGGAAGACGATTTACCTGCGAAGTATAAAGGTAAAACACCATCTGAATTAGCACGTATGCATCAAGAAGCTGAAAAGCTAATTGGCAGACAAGCACAAGAGGTAGGTGAAAGTCGTAGATTGTTGGATGAAGTTATCAAGCAACAACTCAGTGCAAAGCAAGACACGCAGCCACAAGCAAAGACGCAAGAAATTGATTGGTATGAAGACCCTGCTAAGGCAACAAATCAGCAGATCGAGAACAATCCAGTTATTCAAGGTATAAAGCAACAGCAAGCTGAGATGGCTAAGATGGCAGCTCAACAAAGATTAGAGCAGTCACATCCTGACTATAATCAAATTGCTAGTTCTGATGACTTTGCTGAATGGGTGAAAGCTTCTCGTATCCGTACTGAGTTATTCGCTAAGGCATACAACTTCGATTATGATTCTGCAGACGAGTTATTAAGTACTTACAAGGCACTTAAGAATATCAAGACTCAGCAAATACAAGGTGCTGATGACAGTCTCAAGAAAGCAGAAACAGAGAAGAGAACACAGTCGCTTAAAGCTGCTGCAGTTCCACGAGGCGGTTCAGGTGAATCATCAAAACCAATTTACAAACGTGTCGATCTTATCACTTTGAAAATGCGTGACCCAATGCGTTATGAAATGATGTCGGAAGAGATCATGCAAGCATACGCTGAGGGACGTGTTAAATAATTAATTTAATTTAGGAGATTTAAAAATGGCTTTAGGTTCAGGACATCAAACAATTACAACAGCAGCTAAGTTTATTCCAGAGATTTGGAGTGACGAAGTCGTAGCTACTTACAAAAAACAACTAGTAGCAGCAAACCTTATCAAGAAGATGAACTTCAAAGGTAAAAAGGGAGACGCAGTTCATATCCCTAAACCGGGTCGTGGTTCAGCTAATGCTAAGGCAGCTAATACACAAGTTACATTGAATACCGATACAGCGACTGAAGTTATCGTTAACATCGATCAACATTGGGAATTCTCAATCATGATCGAAGATATCGTTTCTGCTCAGTCTTTAGCTTCTATGCGTCAATTCTACACAGACGATGCAGGTTATGCATTGGCTCGTAAAGTTGATTCATTGCTTCTTGAGTTGGGTCGTGGTGTTAACGGTGGTGACGGTACTGCTGCTTACACTGGTGCTTATTCAGGTGCTGACGGTACAACTGCTTACACTGGTACTGCCGGTGCTTTGACAGATGCTGCTATCCGTAGAACTATTCAGCGTCTTGACGATGCTGATACTCCAATGGATGGTCGTTTCTTGATCGTTCCACCATCAACACGTAACACATTGATGGGTATCCAGCGTTTCACTGAGCAAGCTTTTGTTGGTGAAGCCGGCTCTAGCAACACAATCCGTTCAGGTGAAGTTGGTAACGTATACGGTGTTCCAGTATTCGTTTCTAGCAACGCTGATGCTGCTACTGACGGTGATCGTATCTGCTTGTTAGGTCACAAGGACTTCGCAGTTCTAGTTGAGCAAATGGGTGTACGTACTCAGACTCAGTACAAACAAGAATATTTGGGTGACTTGTTCACTGCAGATACATTGTTTGGTGTTAAAGAGTTGCGTGATGGTGCTGCCATCGCTCTTGCTGTACCAGCTTAATTAAATAAGCAATGATTGATCCCTCTTCGGAGGGGTCTTTCTTAAGGGCTCTACGGAGTCTTTAACAAAGACAAGGAGTTTCAATGGCTAAGTTTAAAGATAATGCTACTGGTAATGTGTTTGAGTTTACTAAAGAGCACGACATTCAATCAATGCGTAAGCACCCTGAGTATACAGAAGTACAAGTAATATCAGTAGAAGAAGAGCCACTAGTATTAAAGAAACCTTTAACAACGAAAAAACAATTAAAGGCAGTTTAACTAAATGAAACATTGTTATAAGTGTGCAACTTGTAAAGATGAATCATTGTTTGGTAATAATAAATCAAAGCCTGACGGTTTAGCTACAGAATGTAAAGACTGTAAGCGTCTTATAGATAAAGAATACGCTTCCAAGAATAGAGAAGCTGCTAAGACTAGAGCATCTGTTTGGTATTATGATAATAAAGAATATGCTTTAACAGCAAATAAAGAATATCGTAGTACATGGAGTAAAGAAAATAGACATAAAAGAAACGCTGTAGAAACTAAAAGAAGAGCATTAAAATTACATGCAACACCTAAATGGCTAAGCAAAGAACAGTTACAACAAATTGAATCTGTATATTGGTTAGCTCGGTTAGAACAAGAATTAACAGATGAGCAATTTCATGTTGATCACATTGTTCCTTTAAAAGGAAAAACAGTTTGTGGATTACATGTACCTTGGAACTTACAGGTATTAAAAGCATCAGAAAATCTTTCTAAAGGAAATCGAATTGTTTTATAACAGTCCAAAACATAAACATAGTTGCTTCGCCATTTATCGTGGAGCAGGTGGTGCAGGTGACGCAACTAACGACTCATCAAGCGAAACAAGACTAGCCGTAGAAGCTAGAGATGCTGCTATTGCAGCTAAAGTAGCTGCAGAGGCGGCACAGGCTGCAGCACAAACTGCAGAAACTAATGCTGAAACAGCAGAAACAAACGCTGAGACCGCTGAGACTAACGCTGAAACAGCCGCTACCAACGCAGCAAGTTCTGCAAGTGCAGCCAGCTCATCAGCTTCTAGTGCGTCTTCAAGTGCTAGTGCAGCTTCTACTTCAGCAAGTAACGCTTCTACATCTGCGTCTGGTGCTTCGACTTCAGCTACTAATGCGTCTAATTCAGCATCAGCTGCGTCTACTTCCGCAACCAACGCATCTAACAGTGCTTCTACTGCAGCTACATCAGCAACTAACGCAAGCAATTCAGCTTCTGCAGCTTCTACTTCTGCTACCAACGCTGCTAACAGTGCTACATCAGCTTCTAGCTCAGCTTCTACAGCAACTACACAAGCTACCAACGCTTCTAACAGTGCAACCACAGCAGGTACTTCAGCTACAAATGCAGCTAACTCAGCTACATCAGCAAGTACATCAGCGTCTACTGCAACAACACAAGCAACAAACGCATCTAATTCTGCATCGGCTGCTTCAACATCAGCCACTAATGCAAGCAGCTCAGCCAGTGCGGCTTCAACCTCAGCAAGCAATGCTTCTACATCCGCAACAGCGGCACAGTCTGCACAATCATCTGCTGAAGCTGCTAGAGATGCTGCGTTGTCTGCTTATGATAACTTTGATGACCGTTATCTTGGTCCTAAATCTTCAGACCCGTCACTAGACAATGACGGTAATGCTTTAGTTACTGGTGCTTTGTATTTCAATACAACAAGTAATGTAATGAAAGTGTACACAGGCTCTGCTTGGGTAGCTGCTTATGTATCTGCTGCTGGTGTTTTACTAGCTGTAAACAATCTTTCAGACTTAAATAATACTGCTACAGCAAGAACTAATCTTGGTGTTGCTATTGGTACTAATGTACAAGCATGGGACGCTGATTTAGATACTTGGTCTACAAAAACCGCTCCGTCAGGAACTGTTGTCGGAACAAGCGACTCACAGACACTAACAAATAAGACTATCAGCGGTTCAAGCAATACTATTTCTAACATTAGTTTAAGTACACAAGTAACAGGGACATTGCCTATTGCTAACGGTGGAACTAATGCAACAACAGCCGCAACAGCTATTTCAAATTTAGGAGGTGTTCCACTTGCGGGTGGTGTAAGCATGACTGGAAGTTTGTACACTAGTGGCTCTTTTGGCATGAAGGGTAATGTGACTGGTAATCCAGTTATGTATGATGTTCAAGACCAGGCAGGTGCTACTGTATTAGAAATAGGTCGTGCAGATAACATAGCCGCTACAACTGCTATGGATATACATACAGGCTCAACAAGTGTTGATTACGATACTAGATTGCAATTTACTGGCGGTAACGGAACTTCAGGTAATGGCACTTTAAATATATTAGCGGGGGTTTTGCAATTTAACAGTCAAGCCATAACAACAGCTTCAAACACACAGACTTTAACTAACAAAACCATTGCTTTAGGCTCTAACACTGTGTCTGGTACTTTGGCACAGTTTAACACTGCTGTTACTGATGCTGACTTTGCCTCGATTGCAGGAACAGAAACACTAACTAACAAGACTCTAACATCTCCTGTGGTTACTGGTGGTTCAATAAACAACGCTGCTGTCGGTGCTACTACACCTTCTACTGGTGCATTTACTACTTTATCTGCAACTGGAGTAGCTACAGTTTCTGCTGGCACAGTATCAGCACCAGCCATTACTACTTCTGGCGATACTAATACAGGTATATTCTTCCCAGCAGCAGACACTATTGCCTTTACAGAAGGCGGTGCTGAGGCAATGAGAATAGACTCTAGTGGTAATTTATGTATTGGAACTCTAACAGCACAAAGAAAATTAACTGTTTCAGGAAGCGATGCAACAGGTAACGGTGTTGGTGTTATAAACACAAATACGGCTGCCAACACAACAAAATATTCTACTGTTGATTATTTTGGAACTGATACCATTGGAACAGTTAAGCTATCTGGTTATGTAAGAGCTTTACCAGAAGATGCCAACTATGTAGCAAGTGCCATGACTTTTGCTACTAGAAGTGGTGATGCAGCTGCAGAGCGTATGCGTATTGGTAGCTCTGGTAATGTAGGTATTGGTACAAGCACTCCTGCAAGTAAACTTCATGTAGCTGGTTCTTTTAGACAAACAGGTGCAACTGCTCCTTTTGAGTGGACAGTAAACTCAGGTGCAGCAGATTTTTATAAATTAAATGCCGTTGGATATGCAGATAATTTAATTGTTGCTACCTCTGCTGGTAATGTAGGTATTGGTACAAGTAGTCCAACAACAAAATTAAGTGTTGTATCTGCAACAAATGCTGGTATTTCTGTTAATGATGGAACTGTAAATACTATTATTTACAATTCAACTGGTGGTGTTGCTTCTATTGGAACAACTACAAATCACCCAGTAGACTTTTATGCTAATAACTCAGCACGCATGAGATTAGATAC